TCTCGCATGATCGACTTCACCATGAATCGCATTGACGAATAGATGGCAGTCAGCACCGCAATGACAAGCCCACCGACTGCCGTCCATTCGCCGACGCTCACTTCTTGTTGCCGAATGCCACGTCGTTTGGATTAGCCCAACGTGCCAGCACTGGCACAAGACCAGCGACTAAGCCCATTGCTAAATCCTTCGGGTTTGTATTGCCAGTCATATAGACAGCCAACGCACCAGCAACAGAGCTTCTCGCCCATGATGCCAGCATTGCTTTTGCTTGATCCATTAGTTCTCTCCTTTGTTCAAGCTCCCGATGAGCGCCGCGACTTTCGCTTCACTCAATTCAATTTCGAAGTGCATCTCATCGACTCTGCCTTTGTAATCTCCGCCCCATTTTAAGCCGTATTTCTTAGCCAGAGCGCGAATCATTGGAACCTTTTCAGCTGGGAATGTGCCGACTTTGCCCAGCGGGTGTTTAGTAGCGTTGAGATCAATGGCAGTTCCAGACGCATGATTGCTCAGCTTGTCGATGCTGCCACGTATCATCCTGAACGCATAACCCCAGTCATCCAGCGCACCTTCATCAATGGGTTCAATGAGCTGATGAAATTCTTTGCAGAATCCAGCAATCAATGGCGCGACGGCTTTCGCACATCGCACCTTGACCTTTGTTCCCTCAATTGGAACGCTGATGATGTCAATGAGAGCCGCATCTTTCGATGCTGGCCATCCGTTATGACTTTGACGCATCAATTGAAAATCTTTCCAGCCAATCTTTTTTGACTTCATCCCAATCATAGGTTTTTCCGTCGCTTGGATAAGCTTTTGGCGCGACCCATGTGAAGTCTTTTGACAACTTCCACGATGGAAATGGCGATGCTTCAATAAAGCGATCTAATTTAGCATCATAGGTATCGCCGATTCCTGCATACTTGCTACGAATCCGTGCATTGTATGACGTTTGAATCCATGTTCCACCGAGTCCAATTGTCTCAGCAAGATATGTTTGTCCATCTGATTCAAATTCATCTGGAACAACAACAACGCGAATCACAATTGAATCTTTATCTATTTCTGCAAAGTGTGCCATTTCGTCTCCTTATTGTTGCCAAGTAATCATGCAATAACCTGAACCACCCGCGCCCCCAGCGCCCGTAGCTGCTGAACCACCATCACCTGTATTTGCGCTGGCAGCTTTTGCCGTAGTTGTACCACCTGTGATTTGTATTCCACTGCCACCTGAGCCGAAACCATACGAACCAGCACCAGCAGTTCCAATAGCAGTAGTTCCAGAATTAGCTGCGGTCATACTTGCACCGCCACCTGAGCCAGTGCCGCCGTTAGCAGTGCCACCAGCACCACCGCCTGAACCACCTACTGAAAGACCACCTAATCCACCGCCTGCTGGAGCAGAGTTTCCGCCATTATGTCCGCCACCATAAGCATTTGTGCCAGCTGACCCATTAAGAGCATCTCTATTGGCTGCCGTTCCGCCACCGCCTCCGCCGCCACCACCGCACACTAAAAGAGAGCCGAAACTTGAATTCGTACCGTTGGTTCCCTTAGTTCCTGTTGCAGCACCAGCTGCACCGCCACCACCAATAACGACTGAATATGAAGTACCTGGTGTGACAGCTAGAACCTTTTTAACTACTTGGCCACCGCCTCCGCCACCACCGCCTGAAGCTACACTGCCGTCGCCACCACCCGAACCAGCACCACCAGCGACAAGCAAGCATTCAACAGCATAAACACCTGCTGGTGCTACCCAAGCTGTTGTGCCAGTTGTGAATTCCTGAACTTTGGTTATTAAGAAATTCGGAAGTGTTGTAATTGCCATTATGAAATTTCGCTTCCATAAGCTGCAAAGGATAATGTTGCAGATGATGCATAGATTCGCAAGACATCTGTTGCACCCATTGTGATTCCCATTGTGAATGCTTGAAGTCCATTACCTCGAACGGTTGCGTCGTACACGATGTAATCTTTAGCTGCTAATGCTGCCCCAGCGACTGAAACTGCCAATCGAAATGTCGCATCGGTTGCAGACTGATTGCACACGTTAATGGTTGAAATGATGCTTTTTGTCAATGCTGGCACTGTGTAAAGTGCAGTGCTAGTTGTTGCCGCTGGATTTGATTGACCCAGCACTTTGTAGGTTGTAGCCATTTAAGCCCCCATAAGTAAGAATGGATCAATTAGACCCGCGATTGTTGCTTCCGCTGCCGTTACACGAACGTCAATGGAATATGTAGTTGCATCAGCTGCATCGCCTAAACTTTCGATGGCAGTTGCGCCGTCTTTAACAAAGTCGGTGGATGTTGGTACAGGCCAGCCGAAATGTGGTGTTGTGGTTGCCATATTTTCTCCTTATATGTATTCGAACCATTGAAGTGCTGGATCAACGTCTTGCCACTCTTTCGTAGGATTGACATCTTGCCAACGAGTTGGAGTGAATGAAAGTGTCGAATCAGTTGTGGTCAATGTCATTGCAGCTTCGTAGCGATTGAATGAAAGATTCCAACCTTCTACGAAACCGTTATATGTTCCATCAATTATGCCAGCAGGTAAATCCAAGACTTGAATCGGCTTGCCCATATACATGTCCAGAAATACATCCAAAGCTGCTGATGTCATAAGTGATGTATTGAGTTGAACAGTGAATGATGAAAGAGATGTTTGTGGATTTGAGCGAAGCAAGATGTAGCGATCTGCCTGATATTGCGCCTCAGTGCCGTTTTCTAATTCAGTTGCAATTGATGCTGATTGCAAGCCATAAAGGGCAATTGATGTTGCATCACTGGCCGTTTTTGTGGCATTTGCCTTATAGGTAAGAAGCACATCATTGGTCACGTCGTTGAGAGTTTGTCGGCTGGCGATATTTGCCGAAAGAATCCAATGATTCTCGATGTGATAATAGCCGTAATCCTCGACCTCGTTTGTACGATGTGATTCGTTGGCATAATTCACTTTTCCATCGGTTGTCTCATATATGTAACCCATTGCCATTTGAGCATAATAAGCAGCTAGTGAATAGGCGTCCTCTGGATTGGCAGCTCTGGCAGTGAATTCATAAACTGGTGGCGTATCAACAACGCCCACACTGACTCCCGCCTCGGTGAAGATTCGATTGATTCGTGCGTCGTCGTATTCTTTGGGATATGCAGTAGTTCCCACGACTTTTCTAGCCATGAACGCAAAGCTGCCAACGGCTGAAACCTGATGAGTCAGCACCTTTGCAACGTCTCCTGATTGGGTTATCTTGTTTTCAATTCCAGTCACAAAGCCAGTGAATACTGTTGTGTTTGCCCCGACTGAATCTTCCAGCGTGACTGTGACTGTGTCATTGATAAAAAATGCAACGGCGACATTGCTTAGATTTAGGATGTTGATTTGTGCGTAACTAGCGCGAGCCTGTTCCCAGACTGTTGTTCGTCCATAATTGATTGAAACGTTCCAGAGCGTCTCTGATGTATAGACAACGCCCCCAATCGTCACAATGGGATTTGGAAGCCATGTCATGTCGTTGCTACCACCCGAGAAATTCCAAGATTTGTGAATGTTCCACTCGTTGTTGCTTCATTTGCAAGTACGTTGTAAATCGTACGAGCAGTACCAATTGGATCAATGGCTCCATTAACTGTCAGATTGATGACCGTATTGCCGCCACCGCCTAAGCGATTATTTGGAACAATTGTGCCACTGGAATTTGGAACGAATAATTCAGCGCCCTTTTCACCAACAAGATATGGAGTGCCACCTGTTACGGCTCCACCAGCAGCTTTGCCGCCGCCGAAAATGTTGCTGATAACGCCACTAATACCTTGAACCGCTGGGTTGTTTTTTACCAAATTGATTAAAGTTTTGATTGAATCAATTATACCATCAATGACTCCAGCAACGCGAGCAAATAAACTGATAAGCGTTGAAGCCAACCCGCCAATAACTTTGAATGCTGCGCCTAATATCGTTCCAAATGCTGGTGCTAATACATCACGCACGAATTTAGCAATTGGTTGAATGTTCTTGTAGAAAGTGGCAAATTTACTATCGTTATCACTAATCGCCGTGGATATAGACTTAAACGCCGAAATTAACCCATCCACGACTGGACGCAAGACTGCGCTGAGAATTGGAATGATGTAATCATTCAAGAATGCCCAGAATTCTTGAATTGCTGGAATGAGTGTCTCAGTAAAGAATGTCGAAAATGCTTCGAATGTTGGCTTTAGATTCTCACCAATTTCGCTTGCAACGGTTTGAATTGTTGGAACCACATTATCAATGAAATATGTGACCATCGGAGTAATGGCATCAAGTACGAATGAACCGACTGTTTCTTTGCCTTCATCAAATGCGACTTTAAGACGATCCATTTTTCCTTGAAATGTCTCAGCTGCGATTGCCGCTTGACCACCGAAAGTTGCCGCCAAAGTCTTTTGGATTTCATCAAATGACATTGTTTTTAATGCAGCTGCATCAATGCCAACGCCTAGTTTGCCCAGTGCCGTGTTCTGGCCTTCTGCGCTTTTGGCTAGTGCGTTTGAGACGGCTTCTAGTGACTTACCAGAACCCGCTGCAATATCGATTGCAAGCGATTGGAGTTTCTGAGCTTGTTCGACATCTTTCGTGGCACGGGTCAATCTCTCCAGTGATGGACGAAGTTGTTCATCCGTGATACCAGTTGCCAATGACGTTTTGAGAATAAAATCCTCAGTAGATTTGATTTGGGCATCAGTTGCACCAGTGACGTTTCGAAGTGTAGTTGCTAGTTTTGCCTGAGCAGCTTCATCTTCAATGGCTGACTTAACGCCATCAATGAGCAGTTTGCCAGCGTATGCGGCAGCTGCTACGCCAGCAGCGGCGAATGCCAAACCCGCCTTTTTGCTAAAATCACCCAATCGAGAGCTTGAATCTTCGACGTCAGAATTGGCAGTTTGCAGCGATTTCTTGAGTTGATCTACATCACCCAGAATCGTGAGCTTTAACGTACGTGAGCCACCGACTGCCATTACCACTCCTTCAATATCTTAGAGAAAGCATTTTCCCATTCATTGATGATGTAGGGCTGTTCGGCGCGCAGAGTCGGATAAATAAACCATCCACGCGATCCGCGACCTTCTTTGCCCGACCACACTGGGAATTGCTTGAATTTATTTGACCCAAATTCATAACCGCCCCAAAGTTGCTGAGTCGTTCCACCACCAGATAATTTCTGTGATGCAAATCCGAAAGATAATTCACCAGTTTTCGATGACTTTGAAACGCGTGAGCCAGCAGCGATTTTGGGTGCAACAAGATTCTGTGATGATTCTGCTGCACCCTGAATCTTGCCCTGTAAGTAAGTCGCCAAAGCATTTGATTCACGTTTAGCAGCTGCGACGGCTTCTTCATCCATCGCTTTAAATGCACCATAAATACGACGCAAATCGGATTTATCGTAAGCAATTGACTCCTCAGCCATTTCGCTTCTCCAATATCTCCAATGCAGTGAGAATATCTTCTGCGCTTTGCCACTCGCTCATCGGTATTTGAGTCGCTATTGCAAGCTCAACG